TATCACTCGCATATTTTTAATGATGGGGCTTACACCCACCTCGCTTGAAGTGTGCCGCTAACTCTAGGGATATGAGCAACAGGCATAAGCGGGACTACTTATTGAAATACATTATTAACGACTTAGTAGGAATCGCATCCTTCATCGGGCTACCACCGCCGATTACAAGGCATGTAATGTACTTCAATAAAGGTTCTGCATATTATACAGCAGCAGAACCAGTGCTGTTCTCCTGAGTATCCGAATTATCGGACTCCCATCCCGAAGAGATTTTGGTGTGACTAAAGGGATTCGAACCCCTGACCCACAACTTAGAAGGCTGTTGCTCTGTCCAACTGAGCTATAGTCACAGTGTATGGTTGAGATTTACCCGTGTATTCTAGCAGCACTTAAGCCACTGAGTCAATAGGTCTATGCTGACTTGTTTATCTCATGCTGTTACAGCTTCCAAGTTCATCCAGGGTGCGACCCTGGCATCATTCTGGTACGAGAGGCGGGATTCGAACCCGCAAGCAATTAAGCGGCAGATTTTAAGTCTGCTGTGTATACCGTTCCACCACTCTCGCGTTGACTGAATTATAGATCAAGTTTTTCTTTTAAGTCAAGAAGTTTATTGATGTTTACATTAAAGTTAAGAATTGAAAGTTTCCATAAATCTTCCTCTGGCATTGACATGCAAGCCCTAAGTGTACCATCATCATCCCACTGCTGCAAAGTTTTATATTCATTGTCGTATTTATACAACATTTCATCCTCCGATAACTAGCTTCTCTGCTTCTTGTACATAGTAGTCAAGATCAACTTCTTTAGGATCGAAGTCCTTAATGTCATTGCAAGTCTTGACATTCCAGGCTGAATCGATGCTGATCCTGCGTTCACCTTCAGACTCTTTACCTTCTAGTGCTGGCATCAACTTCATGAGCTTACCACCTTGTTTAGAAGGTACGTACCTGCAAATGTTTTGCTGCGGCTCTACTCTTCCATCCTCAAATTCTAGCACAAGCTTAGAACTACGAGGTACTTTAGTGCGAAGCATGAAATCGTAAATATTTCCAGAATCAAGATGGCTCTGAATAAACTCACGAATATCTACACCATTGAGCATTGCTGCTTCTGCTGCCATAGGGATAACTAGACCGCCTTGATTCTGGTGCCAACCAAGGTCTTGATACTGATAAGCACCCTTACGCTTGACTTTACCGTTAGTATAAACCGCAATGTAATTATTAACATCCCTGATGATCATCTTACTGTATTCAGCAAACTCAAGCTCTAGACCTACTTGCTTTTGCCAAGCTTTACAGACAGCATCGTACTCTTCACGCTTATCCCTTGGTAGAGCTACAGTTACACCGTCAGTATTCACCTGAATCAGCTTAAGCCCTTCAATCTGCATAAACTTTTCAGCTAACAGGCAAAGAGATAGCTGACCATTGATGGTAATCGACATTGTGTATTTAGGATCGTAGAAGGGACTGTACTGGTTATTACTATCACCATAAACACCATTCAAAGCCAACTTCAACATTGCATTTTCAGAACTACCTTTGGGGAAGCTCTTACGTTGAATATAAACATCCTCATAGATATCGCAGAACTTTTCAGATAGATGCTCTGGATAAACACGATTTGCAATAGCAATATTTGGATACATGGAACTAACGTCAGCATCAACAATCTGATACTTTTTAGTTTCCTTTGCGATCTTTGATTCAATGCTACCGTGAATGCCACCAGTACCGAAGTCGAACCTGAACCCTTCAACTACTACGTTTAGGTTTGAGGCTTCTTTCCAGCACTTCCAGTAGGATTTCTTTGGAACCCTTACCTTCTTTGGCTTCTTAGTCAGATCGGGTGAACCATCTTCATTGAGCTTATATTCAGTAACGTGATTTCCATTCTCATCGAATAGATACTCAGTAGATTTCAATTCTTCAATCTCAACCCAGCCGAGTGGGTATTGCTCCTTAAACTGCTTTACTTCAAGCTCAGAAGGCTTACCCTTGAACTTGTCGCGTTTAATCTGCATGTCAGCATACTTTGCAACGTCACCAAGGCGATGCTCAGGGATATCCGAGAATACACCCTTAGTTTCTTTGATGCGCTGCTTTTTGAACCACTCAAGTACTGCAATGAACTCAGGACGCTGAAAGTCATAGTAACTAAACAGGCAGTCACGAATATCGATGTGTACACGCTTGCTCTGGTTAAGGTGCCTCCTACCATGCTCGTCAACGCGATAACATGAACCAGGGATTGCTTTCTCTAGTTCCATGATGAAATAGTCTTTACCGATTTTAGTATCATTATGGTTCAAGAAATTGCGACCGTACTTAACCGACAGTTCTTCCCTGAATTTAATAGCTCCTACAGAATGCTTATAGAATTCGTAGGTCTGCATTACGTCATGCTTGTTATATTTGATGAGAATATCGATTTCGTCTTCTGTAAGCTCTGTGCCTACAGCAAAAGGAAGGTCTTCAATATTGTCAGCCTTCATATTGAACTCAAGCATTTTCAAGCTAGTAGACCTAGCCTTATTGTCGAAGTGATGAATCTTGTAAAGGTCAAGCTGAGTGCAATAAGTATCTTCATCCTTGACCACCTTAGCAAAGCGATCACCCTTCATGCTTTCAATCTGTTGCATTGCAAAGCCGTAGGTAAGTTTGGCAATCTCAGTGCCTTGCTTTTTCTCAAAGGTTTTCCTTGAAGTAAGTACATAGTGCAGAACAGGATAATCGAAGGCTAGATTGTTGAATCCAACCATGCGATCATTGCTCTTGTTGATGTAGTCGAGGCATTTCAGCACACGATCAATTTCGTTTTTACGGAATGAAACTTCGAACGCATTTAAGAATTTACCATCTTCACGAACAATGCTGAACGTGAATACATTGGGATAAGTCTCAATATCGTAAATCCAATCCATATCTTCCTTTCCAAACAAATAAGCCGAGAGCTTATCACACTCTCGGCTTTCTGTCAAGTTGTTGTCCTTCAGGAACACCAGCATATTTCGGATTAACAGAAATATCGTCTTGCTGATGTGTTCCATGAGGTTGATAACTGAAATTCCGAAACTTAGGACTTACACTGTTGATCCTTCAGGGACAGGGGCTTCAGTTACGTTTTTAAAATAGAACTCTTTGTCATAAAGAGTATGGGTGTCATTCTCATAGAAAATTTCACCAGCGGGACCAGTTAGACCGCAAATCCTGTTTTTACTGAGAATAACTTTTGTAGTGTTACGTTCAATAGGATCATCAGCATACTTGTTCCTACTCAGAAGAATGTTTGCAGATGCAGACTTGATGATAGTTGAGCTACCTTGAATTTCTTCTTCAGTAAAAGCATCGCCTTTTGCAGAGTTACCAGAACCAGCAGCAGCTTTCCTTACGTGATTAATAAAAATCAAAGTAATATTATGACTCTTGATGATACCCTTGCACCATTTCATAAATACAGCTTGTTCATCAATTGACAAACCATCTAGTATGTCCTGCAATGGATCGAGCACAATAATCCTACAACCACAAGAAACTACCAGTTCTTCGATAGTATCCTGAATCTCTTCTACGCTGCCATCACGATTATCCAGTAGATAGAAACGATGCTGACCATCTTCGTTAAAGAATAGCTCATTGGCTTTTTCTTTTACGTTGTCGGACATTAGCAATCTTTGCTTTACTTCATCATCCTGAATCAGTGACAGCTTTCTACTCAGATGCCTACCCAGCAGGGTTTCACCATACTGACCAGAATCAAGTTCCATAGAAACAATACCAATCTTATGTGGTGAATGAAAAATCCAGTAGTAAATCATTTCGTTAACGAAAGATGTTTTACCTAGACCAGTACCAGCGGCTACGTTGACAATGTGACCCAAAGGAAGACCACCCACAAGCATTTCATTGAGCTTATTCATGAAGGGTGGAAATGGAACCTTTGGAATTGAAGACTGTTGGATAATGCGATCATATAGATCACCAGAACCTACAACCCCTACAGGTGTATATCTCTTAGCTTCATAAAAATCTGTAATAAAAGCCTTAGTCTGGTCGTTCTCAAGATATTCGTTTGCATCCTTATATCGCAGTTTCATTACCTTGACTTTACCTTTTGGTAAAACCTTAACTACTTTTTCAATGGCAGACTGACCAGCCTTATCATTGTCATAGCAGATAATAATATTTTCAAAAGAATCAAAGAAACGATACTGTGCAGCGATTTGCTTTTCAGAATTAGCTCCTGTGGTTGGGCTAACTACTGCGGTTTCATAATCCCAGCCTTTAGATTTGTTGTATTCCTGAAGCATTTGATAAGTAGACAAAGCATCTACTTCACCTTCAGTAATTACTACATATCTGCCACCGCGATTAAATCTAAACTGCATAAACAATTCGCAGTCTGCACCAGTCCTACCTTTGGACCTGAAATCCTTTGGTACTTCTCGGATTTTATAACCCACAAGTTGACCATCCTGTGTACAGGGATAATATTGCTCTACGACATTATCGTCTTCATCATAAGCATGTCGCACACCAAAGCGGTTACATACTTCATCTGATAAAGACCTGAAGCCTTTGGCTTTTGTCGAGGTATTAGCCTTAATTTGATCTGCTTCTTCAGAATCAATTGCAGGTTTACCACTTGGTTTAACTTCCATTACCTCTATGTCCTTTCCAATACTTGCTCTAACTCTAGTAAATTTTGGTTTACCGTTAGCTTTGCGTAACTCTTCTCTATACTCTTCACTGATCACTGTATGTTTACAAACAAAGCAGTGTGAACTACCTCCTTCATAGATAGCTTTTCCGTCACTGCTACCACACTGATCACAATTAGTATGCCGAATGAAATTCGCCATTTTACTCCTTATTCAAGGTTCGATTACTTCACTCATTTTTGAGCAACCATTTATTTGAAATAACTTTAAAGCTACTATCGTGAAAAGTCTCTGACTTGAAAACGATTCCTTCGCGTTCAGAGCCATTAAGTTGAGACTTGCCCTGAGCTTCTTCCAGAAGGCTCTGGATGCTGCTACCGACTAAACTGATACCTTCCCCAAGGATGGGTACGTGCTTGAGTCCTAGACGCTCACAAGCTGCTTTAAGCTGTACAGGCAAGATGTACTGCCCTGTATGGACATTGTACATGTC